GAGCCCTCATCGCTGAGCAGTTCGCCAGCGCGCTCCTGTCCACCACCCTCGCCGGGTATCGCACGGCGCTCCGCACACGGCCACCTGAGGCCGCCAAAGATGTCGCGTTCGTTCGGACGGCCGGCTCGCTGTCGCGCCTCATGTTCAACGGCGGCCGCGAGACAGCCACCGAGTCCCTCAAGCAAGACCCCAAGGGCACCGGTTGGGCACGGGTCACGTCCCCGGGCGCGTGCGACTTCTGCCGGCTCCTCGAGGGCCGCGGCGCTGTCTACTCGGCCGAGACGGCCCGGTTCTCCGCACACGACCATTGCAAGTGCTCGGCACGGGCCGTCTACGGCGACGTCAAGGTGCCGGTCCTCCCGTTCGAGCCGTCGAAGCGCAACCTCAGCGTCTCGACGAAGGCCAAGAACAACGCGCGCGCGCGCGAGTTCATCCGCGCCGTCCTCTAGTTTTCCCGCCCCTTGGAGGGCGGGATTCGGTAACACCCCCGAGAGACCCCAGGAGGGTCGCAATGTCAGAGCCCGAAAGCACCGACAGCACCACCACGGACGACTCGACGACCGACACGGCCGACGATTCGACCACCGAGTCGACGGACACCGAGACGCCCCAGGAGGGCGACGAGGACACGACCGACGACTGGCGCAAGGACTTCGACCCTGAGCGTGCTCGCAAGAAGATCGCGAAGCAAAACTCAGAGCTCAAGAACCTGCGCGAACGCGCCAAGGCCGCCGAGCAGAAGGCCGACGGCGTGAGTGAGGAGACACAGAAGCGCATCGACGCCCTGGAGGCCGAGAAGTTGCGCTTTGAGGTCGCGTTCGAGATCGGACTCCCCAAGGAGCTCGTGCCTCGGTTGCAGGGCTCCACGAAAGAGGAGCTCCTCGCAGACGCCGACTCACTCCTCGAGCTGGTTTCACCGGCCAAGCGTCCCCCGACGAACCGCCCGCAGGAGTCCCTGCGCGGAGGCGGCGAACCGGAGCGCGAACCGGAGGAGACCGACCCCCGCAAGATCGCGGAGCGCATGTTCCGCACCTGAAACACCCGCCAAGCCCTCGCCATGTTGGCGCGGCGGTCCATTCCAAGACCGTAGGAGGTCTCTGACATGGCGAACACCCTTTACACCCCCGCGCAGGCGGCGCGTTCCACGCTCGCTGCCCTGCGCTACCTGACGGTGCTCCCCCGCACCGTCCGGCAGGACTTCTCAGCGGAGTTCGTCGCCGGACGCGGGCAGACCGTCAACGTCAAGCTGCCGATCTCGGCCGGCACGGCCCGCACGTACACGCCGACGAACCGCACCGCGCGGGACGCCATCGTGTTCGACGAGCTCGACCAGGACACCATCCCGGTCACGCTCGACACGCAGGTCTACAAGGCGATCCGCCTGCCGGACGACTTCGCGACCTTCACGCTGCAGAACCTCGAGCAGGAGGTTCTCAAGCCGCAGGCCGAGTCCGTGGTCGACGGTGTGACCGCTCCTCTCCTGACGGAGATGAACGCGATCGCGTCCACCGCCGGCATCGACGCCCTCGCCGCCGACGGCAGCAACGCGCTCGCCGTCGTGATCCAGGCCCGCGCGATCCTCAACGCCCGCAAGGTGCCGCTGAGCAACCGCTGGCTGGCGCTGTCGCCCGAGGCCGAGGCCGCGTTCCTCACCCTCGAGCAGCTGCAGAAGGTCAACGAGTCCGGCAGCGACGGCGTGCTCCGCGAGGCGACCATCGGTCGTCTCATGGGGTTCAACATCGTCGTCGACCCCGGCCTGACCGCCGAGAAGGGCATCGCGTACCACACGGACGCCTTCGCCCACGTCACGCGGCCGTCGCGTCCCCCGCAGGGTGCCGCGTTCTCGGCCATCGCGTCGCAGGACGGGTTCGCGCTGCGCTGGCTGCAGCACTACAACCCGCTGCAGCTCGAGGATCAGAGCGTCGTCGACACGTTCGCCGGCGCCGAGACCCTCGACGCGAACCGTGCCGTCGCGTTCGACATGACGGCCTGACGGAGCTGACGACTGATGGCGCTGTCTCCGCTCGCGACGCCCGCTGACCTGGCCGCCTGGACAGGCGAGACCATCGACAGCAATGACGCGCGCGCGGAGGCGGTGCTGTCCTTCGCCTCTGCGCTCGTCCGTGCCTACACGGGCGAGACGTGGGACTCCGACGACGACGCCGCACCCGCAGAAGTGTGCGGCGTCGTCGTCCAGGCGGCCGCGCGTGTTTGGGGCAACCCCAAGTCGCTCGAGTCGCTCACCGTCGACGACACGACCCCTCGTTGGGGCAGCGCCGGCACGATGGGCGTCTACCTCACCGAAGCCGACAAGGACATTCTCGGCCGCTACGTCACGGGTGGTCCCTCGGACATTGGGAGCATCGGTCTCTCGGTGAACGGTGGCCCGACCCGCGACACCGTGTTCGTGCCGACCGGCCCACCACCGGCCGGCTACCCGTTCCCCTGGTACTCAGCGGATGAGCTCTGGCCGTGAGCATCGCCGGCGCGTACATGGGGACGATCCGTTCTCTCAACGAGGACGAGTTCGACGACACCTACCGGATCACCCGCAAAGCCAAGGAGGGTGACGCCGAGTACGTCGACACGTCCGTCATGGACCCCGACACGTTGCAGTACCCCACTCAGGGCCGCATCACCGTCTACGAGGGGCCAGGACGCTTGCAGCTGCGCTCCACAGCCGTCGGCATCGGGTTCTCCGACCAGGACGCCGGCGACCGCCGTGTCGTCGTGCAGGAGCCCGAACTGCAACTCCCGGTCGACGACACCGCTGACGTGACCGTCAACGACGTCGCCGAGTGCCTGACCGCACCGAACGACGACTCCCTCGTCGGCCGCAAGTTCACGGTCATGGCCCGCCACGAAAAGACCCACGCCGGCAAGCGGCGTCTGCGCGTCTCGGAGGTCATTGCCTGATGGCCGTCATTCGCACCAGCATCGACACCCGCGAGCTCCGACAACTCAGCGTCGACCTCAAGCGTGCGCCCGGGCGCATCCAGCGCCAAGCGCCCGAGACCATGCAGAAGGCGCGCGTGAAGCTCGAACGCTCCATGAAGCGTGAGGCGTCCGGTCACCGCTACCTGCCGCACCTGTCCTCGGCGATCTCGTCCGAGCCGCGCGACTCCCTCGGCCTCTCGTTCGAGGTCGGGTTCGAGGACGCCCGCTTGCAGGCGTCCATCGCGCACATCATCGTCTTTGGGTCGATCAACAACGCCCCGGTCTACACGTTCCACGGCCCCCTCGAGCGCATGACGCCTGGGCTCGTCGAGCGGCTCGGCGGCGACGCTGAGGCGTCCGTGCTCGGAACGGATCGTGCGGTATGACCACCGCCGCTGACCTTCTCGCGCTCCTCGAGGCCGTCCCGAACCTCAACGTCCACGACGGCTCAGTCGACGTCGACGAGACCGCCAAGGTGATCGCGACCCCCACCCCCTACGTCGTGTTCTACGGCTCCCCGGGCCGCGACAACAGCAGCAGGTTCGACGGCAAGGCCGGCGGCCGTGTCGTCGAGTTCCAGCTCTCCGGTGTCGGTGTGAGCCGTGAGCAGGTCGAGGGCGTGCTCAACAAGGCCCGCGCCGCGATCAACCGCACGCGGCTCAACGGGAGCCTCATCAAGCTCGCTGTGTCGTCCATGATCCGCCGCGACGACGACTACACCACCCCCGGCAACGAGCCTCTGTTCTACGGCGCCGACCAGTACGACGTCGCATCCGTCTGACCCACCACCACCGAGGAGCACCATGCCCACCAACAGCACGTTCAAGCGCGTCCGAGACAAGGTGACCGGCCAAAAGGGCCTGGTCCGTGTCGACCACATCGACCCCAAGCGTCACGAGGATCTCGGCGAGCCCGAGCTCGACGCGATCGGTCGCGAAATCAAGTCGTCCGGCGGCAAGAAGTCGTCGGCAAGCGGCGGCGAGCCCGCCACCAAGCCCAATGAGGAGGGCTCGAAATGACCGCAGAGATCCCCGAGTTCGTGACGGCGGAGGGCAACGTCAAGGCCGCGTTCGTCACCACGATCGCGAACCTGGCCGCGCCGACCGCGACCGAGCTGAACGCCGGCCAGGACATCAGCCACCACCTGATGCCCGATTGGGACGGCCCCGGCGGTGAGCAGAGCACCGGCGACCAGCGCCGTTTCTCGTCCCGCCAGACCTTCCAGGTGCTCGGCCGCACCAGCCGCAACGTCAGCCCGATCAGCTACACCTACCTGCCGCAGATGCTGGGCACCCCCGGCTCCGACGGCAACGAGGTCTACGAGGCACTCGTGCCCGGCACCGAGGGTTTCCTCGTGACCGGCTACGGCGTCGACCCCGACGGCGTGTGGGCTGCCAGCGATGTCGTCGACATCCTGCCGGTCGAGTGCGGCGAGCGGTTCAAGGGCGCACGCGGCGAGGACGAGTTCGCGCCGCTGACCGTCATGCAGTCGTTCGGCGTCAAGGGCGTTATCACGGAGGACTCCGAGGTCGCCTGACCCCCCAACGTGGGCGGGCGATCCGGCTCGGGGTCGCCCGCCCACCCCTTCACTGTCCGAGCCACCACCCCGAGTCACCCGAGCCGAAGGAAGCACCATGCCCAAGATCGAACGCCGGCGCGCTGTCGTCGAGCTGTACCAAGGCCACTACGAGGCCGAGATCCAACGCCTGATGAACGAGGCGATGGCTGCGGCACGTATGGAGGAGATCGGCGGCACCCGCCGCATGAGCACCAAGTCGAAGGCCAACGCCCTCGCCGCCGAGCACGACAAGCTCGTCGAGGAGGCCGAGGAGTCGTCCGTCAAGGTGACTCTGTGGGCGCTGTCCTACCGCGAGTGGGACGAGCTCAAGGTCGATCACCCGCCCCGGCCCGACGTTCCCGCCGTCCTCGACGCTGAGGGCAAAGAGGTCAAGCCCCTCGAGACGTTCACCGCCGACCAGCTCCACGGCGTCAACACCGAGACTCTCCCGCCGGTGCTCCTGCGCGCCGCACTCGCCGACCCTGAGGCCAACCACGGCAAGACGATGGCCGAACGGATCGCCGCCGGCCAAGCCGTCCTCGACGACCTCGGCGACATTTCGCAGCTGCAGTACCGCCGCCTCGAAAACGCCGCGTGGACGGTCCACGCAGGGGACGATTCGCTCCCAAAATACTCGCTTCAATCGTTGATAGCGCAGGAGAGAGAGCTCGGGTCCGAGTCGCCCGACGACAAGGAGTAGCACCACGTCGGATCGACGGCTGGGAGCCGGCCGAGATCCACGAGCACTACGACGCCGCCGGCGAGTACACCGGCCGCACGGAGGTCACACGCGAGTCCGAGTACGACGCCGAGCAGCGTGCGCTCCTCCTCGGCCTCGATATGTACGAGGCGAACCGGTGCCCCAACTGTGGCACCTACGACTCCCTCGTGCCCATCGAGACCGAACGCGCCGGCAACGGCCGGCTGCGGAAGCTCGCTCAGGTGTTCCGGTGGGGCAAGGACCAGGGCGTCGAGCCGATGCGTCGGTTCCGTGTCCACCAGTTCCGGTGCCTGTCGTGCGCGTCGGTCGAGATCGTGCGCCGCGACTTCCACGACCGACACAAGAACCACAAGCCCTCCACGGGTAAGGCCGCACCGAACGACGGCCGCATTTTCATGGCAAGCCCGATTGAGGAGGAGGACTGACGGTGATGAACCGCAGAGTCAACGTCAGGGTCGACGCCGACGTCTCAGGCTTCAACCGGGCCATGCTGGCCGCGTCGGCCTCGAGCCAGGCGTTCGCCAACAGCCTCGACTCCTCCCGCAATCAGATGTCAGGTCTCATCCAGGCCGGCCTCGCCCTCGGCCCCGCGCTCGTGCCCGTGGGCGCTGCCGCTGTCCCCGTGATCTCCGGTCTCGCCAACCAGCTCGGCATCGCCGCCGGCGCTGCCGGTGTGACCGCGGTGGCTTTCAACGGTGTCGGCACAGCCCTGCAAGACCTCAACGACTACCGGCTCAAGCCGACCAACGCCAACCTCCTCAACCTGCAAAACTCAATGGCCTCCATCGGTCCCGCCGGCCGCGAGTTCGTGACGTTCCTGCAGGGGCTACGGCCTGAGGTCGAGCGGTTGCAGAACATCGCCCAGGACGGCATGTTCCCCGGCCTCACCCAGGGGCTCAAGGAGCTCGGCCAGAACAAGGGGCTCATCGAGGAGTTCTTCGCCACCACGTCGCAGACCATCGGCGACCTGTTCGCTGAGGCTGGCGACAACCTCAACGATCCCCGCTGGCAGGAGTTTTTCGCGTTCCTGAACCGTGAGGCCAAGCCGACGCTTGAGGCGATGGCCCGCACGCTCGGCAACTTCGCCGAGGGCTTCGCTCAAATGTGGATGGCGTTCGAGCCGCTCAACGACCGTTTTTCGGCCGGGTTCCTGCAGATGTCCCGCGACTTCGCTGAATGGTCGAGCAACCTCTCGACCAGCGGCGGGTTCCAAGACTTCGTGGCCTACCTCGAGCGCACCGGCCCGATGGTCGCCGACTTCATCGGCTCCATGACGGACGCTTTCGTCGAGCTCGCCAAGGCTGGCGCGGTCGTCGGTGACGTCGCCCTCCCCGCCCTCACACTCCTGTTCGACGCCATCGCTGGTCTGATGTCCTCGCCCATCGGCGCACCGCTCCTCGGCCTGGCCGCCGGCATCGCCGCGGTCTCCACCGCGCTCCGCATCGCCAAGTTCGGTAACTTCGCGGCCATCGCCGCGTCCGTCAGGGCGCTACGTGACATGGTGCCGGTCCTCGGCGCAGCGACACGTAGCTGGCTTGCCTACGACGTGGCCGCTGGCCGCGCGATGGGTAAGCAAGGCCCGATCCGTGACGGCTTGAAGCAACTAGCGCCCAGCATCGGCAAGACCGGCGCTGTTGTCGCCGGGCTCGCGTTCACAATGTCGGACCTCGACGACAAGATGGGTCTGACGCACGCCTCGAGCTTCGCCCTCGCGGCGGGGTTCGCCACCGGCAGTCCGCTTGGTGCGGCCATCGGGTTCGCGGTCGGCGCGACCATCGACCTCGCCAACGCCAACGACGACCTCCACGCCGCGGTCGACCGTGCCGCAGCTGCGGCCGGCAACAGCAGCGTCTCCTACAAGGATCAGGCCGCCGCCATCGCGGTCGCCAAGCAGAAGCTCGAGGAGCTCCGCGCCGCCGAAAACGCCTACTCTAACCCGGCCGGCGGTGGCGGCAGCATCGGTGACCGGATCAAGGGCGCCAAGTCGCTCATCGAGGGCTTGTTCGGCAAGTCCGACAGCGAGGAAGCCGCGGCGGGTATCCGCGCCGCCGAGGCCGAGACCGCCAAGCAGAAGGCCGCTGAGCTCGGTCTGAGCACGGTGTACGCCAACGGCACGCAGAAGATCCGCGACCGCATCGCCGCCATCTACGACAAGATTGCGGCCCAGCGCGCCGAAGTGCAGGCCACCCACGAGCAGATCGGTGGGGAGATCGCCTACGAGGCGGCGGTCGACAGCGCCAACAAGACCATCAAGGAGAACGGCCACAACACCGATATCGGCACGCAGAAGGGCCGAGAGAACGTGCAGGCCGTGAACGGCATCATCGACGCCTGGAACGCCCTGACCCCCGCCGGGCAGAAGGCTCGTGGCGGCATGGAGGCCGCTCGTGCGGCGCTCATCAGAGCCGCGACGGCCGCCGGGTACAGCAAGGGCGAGATTCGCAAGCTCCTGCGCGAGCTCCTCGACCTGTCGAACGTCGACCCGAGCATCGACGTCACGATCCACGGCGTCGACCGGGTGAAGGCCGCGCTGCGGCAGATCGCCGCTCAGATCCGCCGGATGCCCCGCTCGGTGCCGATCAACGCCGGCGTGTTCGGCCTCAACAAGGCCGACGGCGGCATCGTCGACTACTACGGTCTCGGCGGTCTCCGCGAGAGCCACATCGCGCAGATCGCGCCCAAGGGCACCACTCGCGTCTGGAACGAGCCCGAGACGCAGGGTGAGGCGTACATTCCGCTGGCGAACGACTGGCGCCGTCCCCGTGCCCTCGACATTTGGGCCGCGACCGGTTCGCGGCTCGGCGTCCAGGGCTTCGCTGACGGCGGGTTCAACGGCGTCGGCCCGATGGACGGCTGGTACGGACTCGACGAGAAGGCCCTCGAGCGCGCGTTCACGCGTGCCCTGTCCGGCTCGAGGTTCGCGCTCGACAAGGACCACCGCAACCTGCAACTGACCACACGACGAGGCGGCTGACGTGACGCACTACTACCAGTTCGTCCGCAAGCCCGAGGCCGGCGCCGAGGTTCTCCTCGACCTCGACCCCGACGACGGCGTGTTCTGGCTCGAGGAAGCGTCCGTGAGCCCGCCCGAAATGCGGCGCATCGTGAACCCGAGCGTCCGTGAGGACGGCGACGTCGAGACCGGTTCCTCGTTCGCTTCGCGCGAGGTCAACCTCAAGCTGACGATGCGCCCAGGCGTCACGGCCGCCGATCAGGCGGCCGCGATCAAGACGTTGCTCGGCATCCTCGACAAGCGCGAGGGCGCGTGGCTCAAGTGGCAGTCCGAGGGCATCTCCGAGCCTACGTTCTTCCGCACCAAGCGGGCCTCCGCGCAGATCGTCGACGAGATCGCAGACCTCACACCCGACCGCGACATCATGCTCGCGCTCCCGGCCGACCCGTTCGGGTACTCCCTGCCGGTCACCGGTTCCGCGACCGTCACCAACGACCCGACCACCGGCACGCACCCCATGTTTTTCGTGATGCCCGAGATCGAGGGCGACGTCCTGACGCCCGTGTGGTTCGAGTTCCCCGACGTCGACGCCGCACACCGGACCCTCGTGGCCTCGCAGGCCGACCTCACCGTCGAGGGTGGTGAGGTTCTCGTCTACGACGACTTCAACCGTCCCGACAACGTGAACGTCGGTGCGCCGACTATCGGCCCGGCACCCGTGAATCAGGCGGGCGTGTTCGGCGTCATCAACCACAGCGGCTACTTCTCTACCGACTCCTCTGGCCTCGTGTCGATGGCCTACCCGGTCGCCGAAGCCGACGTGACGGTCGAAATGACGTGGGGCGACAAGTGGGGCACCGTCGACGGCGCCGCGCTCTGGCTCCGGTCACCGTCGGCAGGCAACGGCTACTGGCTCGCCGACGACATCGCCTACCGTGTGGCGGCCGGTGCGTTCACGAGTCTCGGCGCATGGACCGGGAGCGTGATCTTCGAGCCGGGTGACGTGATGCGCGTCGTCGCCTCGGGCACGTCCATCAAGGTCTACATGCAGCGCAGCGGTGAAGGCGAGTTCACTCTCGTCAAGACGCTCACCGACTCGACGTACACGACGGCCACCAACCACGGCCTGTCCACGTTCGGCGCCAACGGCGACCGCATCCGATTCGACGACATCGAGATCAGGGCCGCCTCGGCGGGCATGACCGCGCCGTACTA